GACGATCCGTCCGACTACATCGACTGAAAAAATTATCGGGACCTATTAATAAATGCTGAACCGCAAGACTGTCGTGGCAATCATCCTTCTGGCCATCCTCGCGTTTGTGCTGTTCGCGCCCCGGTCGAGCTTTTTCGCACAGGCATCGAGTGTCCAGGGCGACTACCTGGCACGCCCCGGCATGACCCTCAACGCCGCCCCAGTGCCGGCCGGCTCGGGCGGCTCCTATGACGTGTCCGCCGCAGGTCTGATCCCCCGCGAGGTGGCGGTGACGGAGGATTTCGGCAAGTTCGCCCCCGATCAGATTCTTCAGGGTCAGAACTACCTTGATCCCCGCAGCCAGATTGGCTACCCGGAGACGATCGGCGGCGTTCTGCGCAACGCGAACCAGCAGATCCGCAGCGAGCCGGTCAATCCCCGCGCCCCCGTGTCCATCTTCAACCTCAGCACGATCCCGCCTGACACCATGCGCCCGCGCTTCGAGATTTCGCCCGAGTACCAGTGAGCTGCGTTCACCGATTACAAATAAGATGTTAAAAATAGTTAATGGACTTTGCCAACGTGATGAACGAATGGATCTCGCTCAAGACGCAGCTGTCAGCAGCACGCAAGGATCTCGCAGTTTTGAACAAGCGCGAGAAGGAACTTAAACAGTTCGTGACGACCCACATGGCGCAGAACGAGATTGACACCGTGAAGGTCAAGGACAAGATCAAGGTCAACCTCAAGACCAAGAAGACCAAGGGTGGCATCACCAAGGATGTCATCCGCGTGGGTCTTATGAATTATTTTGAACAGGATGCAGGCCGGGCCGACGGCGCGATGCAGGCCATCATCGCCGCCGCCCCCATCAAGGAGGTGGCGTCAGTGACCGTGAGCGGCCTCAAGGGTTAAAGATTTTACCCACTAAACAACCAAGAAAACAAATGGGTCTCGGTGACGAGTACTCGCGCGACGCTCTGTTCAGGCGATCGGGTCAGGATGATTATGATTCCGACCCCGATCGTGAAGAGAGCCCGGAACCCCTGCACCCCGAAGATTGGGAGACGATGTACTGCGATGAGATTTATGCAGATGTTTGCACCATCCAAACATTTACATATGATAATCACGCCCTCGTGCTGAAGCGCTATGGCGTTGCTGAATTTTGCGATCTTCTCCACAATCAAGAAAAGTGGTGGAAGGACATTGATCTCAAACTACCGTTTCTAGGTCTTTGGAAGAAACTCAATCTCCGCGAAGAGATTGAACCACAGGCTTTTCAAAATTGGCTTGAACATTATATTCAACTCTATTAATAAATGCTTGATCTCGCCGCCCCCAAGGTGGCTGTACCGGCGACCGTATTCATGGCGGTCATGGCACTCGGGCAGACGCGTGAATACGCGGCATTACTCACACCTCTCATTTCGTGGATAATCATAAAATTTGTTCTCAAACTCACCCTTACCCGTGCAGACGTCATCGTCACGGGCGTGCTCAGCGGCATCTTAAGCGTCGCGCCCATCCCAGTTGATCACAGTATCGAAATTGTTCTCAAGGGTACTATATTTCTCTTTATCTTCTCGTATTTAAGAATAGCCTTTCCGAATTACTATTAGGCATGAGTGCCACGAAGTGGCTCGTCATCGGGCCGGGAGCCATGGCTTTTTACGCGTTTCTCGGGCAGATGTCGATGATGGATCTCAGCCAGGTGCGAGCCGTGAGCGGGTCGAGTGCGGGCGCGTTACTCGCACTTTTATGGATAATCTACGATGGAAATATCCCAGAGATGCTCGACTTTGCCCTCAAGGTGCGTGTCGCCCAGCTCATGAAACCAAATATTAAAAATTTTCTAAATAATTTCGGAATGGTCCCGATGAACAAGATGCGCCGAGCCATATCAGATGCAATTTTTAGAAAATTTAAAACAAAAGAAATAACTTTCGGTGAGTTGTGGAACCGCAGACCCATAGGTCTACACGTGTCGGCTTTTTGCACGGAGCGCGGTCAGACGGTCTACTTTTCCCGCGAGACGCACCCCGGTGCCAGCGTCGTGGATGCCGTCTGCGCGTCGATCGCCGTCCCGTTCCTCTTCTCGGCCGTCAAGATTGACGACTGGCGATACGTCGACGGCGGTTTTCAGGAAAATATCCCAGGACTCCCGTTCTTGACCAAACCTCGCCACGAAGTAACGGCAATCCGCATCGCACCACCCCCGCCAGGCGCGCCATCTCTTTCACTCTCGTCATATATTGGTAATATATTTGCAGGAATTCTACGTCTACGGCACACCTACGAATATCAGAGTTTTGTCATTGAAAGTGATGATATAGATATTTTCGACTTTTCGGCAGATGGTCTACAAATATTCACCCTTGGACAAAAATCTCGCAACTTAGTAAATGAAGCACATTATCAGATCCGGGTATGTGATGAGCCGCGGCGCGAAGAAGATCACGGTCAAGGCGACGGCCACGCGCAAGTCTTACACCTACATGCGCAAGCCGGGGTTCACGCGCGTGAAACCGGTGCCCGCCTACGACGTGGGGGCGATCGGCAAGGGGCCCAAGCTGATCGGCAAGTTGAAGAAGGGTATGCTGACGTCCTACGGATATCATCCAGTCGAGGCCAAGACGAATCGCCACAAGTCTCTGAGCAAGGCGATTAGCAAGGGCAAAGAGGTGCCTCTGACCGTCTTCCGCCGCCTTCAAGCCATCGGGACCCTGACGAAACGCACCCTGCCCCGCGCGTCGCGCATCTACCGCGCCGACGCCAAGTGGATCCGCGCCAAGTACGCGTCCAAGTTCAAGACGTCCCTGACAAAGTAAAAATATTTACAAATATAAATGGCTATGATTCCTGGTGGGCAGGCGGGTGGCGCGATTATTCTCGGCCAGGCGGCCCGTGGTTTTGGCGGTGCGGTATTTCAGGGACTTCGTGATGTCGTGCACGGCGCGGCGGCAGCCCCAGTGACGATCCAGATGCCGGCTGGTGGCATGAATACCGCTTCGGCTGCGGCTATAACGGCAATTGCCGCGCAGATATCGACAGAACTCGCCGGGTTCATCCAGCAAATAACCCCATATGTCAAGGGGTCGTTCTGGGCATTTGTGGTTATTCTCGTGCTCGTCATCACCGAGAAGATTTACGCCGGCCCGATCGGCGTGGTTCTCGGCTCCGCGTGCCGCGGTCTTCTCGTCCTCCTGCGCGCCGGGGCCCCCTATGGCCAGGCGGGCGCGATCAAGTTTTTCAATGCCCTCCTTAAAGTATTCCGGGCGCTGTATGCTCTGCCATCCGCCGCCCGCAGTGCGATCCTGGAGCGCGTGGTGGCGATCCAGAACTACGCCGAGCGCAAGATTCGCACGGTTCGCGATGGTCTCATCGTGGTTCGCGGGTACGTAAAACGCGCGAAAAACGCCGTAGTTGGCACGATGCGTCGGTCCCTCGCCCGCGTGAAGGCGGCCGGAGCTCGCGTTGGCGCGGCGGCGCGCTCGGCGCACACAGCCATGCGGGGATTCCGCACACGGCGCGCGGCGGGCCGGGCCGCCAAGAACAACGCGTCTCGCATGGCGATGCAACAAAAAGTCCGCCTGAATCTCGCCGCCATCAACCAACGCGTGGTTGCGAACGAAGAGCGCCGCATCCGCAACCTCATCAACAAGGTGAAGCGCACCGCGGCGCCCCTTTCCTCCCGGGAGAAGCGCGAGTACATTGCCCTCGCGCATCGGGCCGAAAAGAAGGCGCTGGCCAACGCGGCGGGCGCGAAACGCAACATAACCGCCGCCAATAGACAGGCGGGCATTGCACTCATGAACCTGAGCGGCCGCAAGAGTCACTAGACGGTTTTTATAAATTGCCAGCGCAGCTCTTGACATATGCCCTTCCAAATTTCATCTTGTTTGTAAAGTTTTTCTTTTGATTTCAGGAGAGGGAAGCACGGGAGGAAATCATCCTCTCCGAGCAATTCACAAAATTTATAAAGTGTATAAGAATAACTCAAAAAGTTTTTACGGTCTTTGGGCCGATGTTTCTCAAAGGGTTTCTGGATCTGGTGGAACATGAGTCTCAGCTTGTCCTCAAGCGTCTGACTCATTGTAGGGGGCTGAATCCCGTTGAGAATCGTCGTGATGTAGGGCACGTGCTCGTAATATTTTGACTTGTCCAGTTTCTTGAGCAACCCCTTTACTTTTTCGTGAGTAATTTCAGAAAGTTCTTTTATTTTTTGTTTTTTAAATTCAGATCTGAGTTGCTCGATGACCTCGGGGGGGACGCTGGTCGACTCCTTGGCCTGGAACTGCGAGACCCACTCGTTGAAATGGTTCTCGCGCTTGTATGAATATACGATATTCTTCTCCATCTCCTGCTCCTCCTTGAAGCCCACCTCCTCGCCCTGCACGTACTCTACATACCCGCACTCCATGCACGAATCCTCGCTTTGAGCTTCATCAAAATTAAAAGAAAAACTCGCCCCGCAGTTGGGGCAGGGCTTGCGGTACTTGTCGGTGGTCTTGGCCTGGCCGTGAACCTCCTCCACGTCGGCCAGATACGCATTGTATATATCCTGCCTCTGAACACCTTTTCTTGAAGATATTTTGATATTTGCCACAGTCTTGGTGCTCGACGCGGCGGTCGACTCTTGGTGATACTCACGGATAAAGGGGGCCGTGCGCGCCATGTACTCGTACATGTCCAGCTCGATGGCGCTCGCACGGGAGGGGCTCGCAGCAATCAACTCTTGGAATTCACGCACCTTTTCATTGAACCGCGCCTCCATTATAGAAATATTATGCGAAACTTTTATATGGACCTCGTGTACTTCTTCTATCCGAAAAATTTTAAAATTAAAAATATTTTTAAAATTGAAGATCGAGTATTGACAGAGGTGGATCACGTGACGGATGGGACGCGCCGGGTCACGAGGTACCTA